CTGAAAGATTTGAGAAGACAGAAGAGGGATATTTAAAAGGTAGATCTATTGTTACGAATGTGGGTGTGTTTACATATTTACTTCCGAACGGAAGTACTCAGCGGGAATTAAGATTGCCAGAAGAAGTTTTTTCGATTGATTCTATTGAAAGTTTAAAGATGTGTCCGTTAACAAATGATCATCCAAAAGAAAGCGTAAAAATTGACAATATAAAAAAATTACAAGTAGGGTATCTTGGAGATAATATTATAACTGATAGTTACCATGTGTCTGCTCCAATTATTATAACAAATGAAAAAACAATAGATGATATAAGAGCAGATAAAAAACAATTATCTTGTGGATATACAGTTGACTTGGAATATAAATCTGGTATGTGGATGGGAATGCCTTATGATGCTATTCAAAGAAACATTAGATATAATCATGTGGCTGTTGTAAAAAAGGGTAGAGCTGGAGATGCTGTTCAAATTAAATTAGATGGCATTGAAAATATAGCGTATAGCAATTATAAAAAGGAGGACGAAAATATTATGAGTCTTAAAACAATTAAGATTGATGGTGTTGATTATGAAGCAGAAGCTGATTTTATAAAGCATTATCAAAAAATTGATTTTCTTAATAAGGAATTGCAAGAAAAAATTGATTCCTTGACAGAGACTTTTAATTCAGATAAATCAAAACATGAAGCTGAGAAAGATCAGTTAAAAGATGAGATTGATAATCTGAAAAAGAAAGTAGATGAAGCTGAAAAAGAATTACCACAGGCAATTCAGCAAGCAGTTAATGATCGATTGGTTATTATCGGAGCTGGAGAAATAGCAGGTGCAGAAATTAAAGAGGATATGGATGATTTTTCTGCAAAGAAAGAGATACTCAAAAAATTATATCCAAATTCAGTTGAAAAAATTGATTCTTCAGATGAATTGTATGTTAATGCAAGGTTTGACATTGCATTAGAAACATTGCAAGAAAGACAGGAAGAAAAAAAAGAATTAGATGAAGAATTGAAAAAGGATTCAATTGCAAATTCTAAAGAAGAAAAAGTTGATTCTGCAAAAGCAAGAGAATCAATGGTACAGAGTATTAAAGATCTCTGGAAGAAAAATTTAAAGGAGGAAAATTAGATGGGTGCTTATGATACAATGGATGTTGCTCTTGCAGGTATGAAACCTGTTTTGGATTGCACAGCTGAAAGTTGGGTTTGCGCTGAAGCAGATGGTATTAGTTTTGGTTTGCCAGGATTTTCATATCTTGGAGAAGCAAAAAAATTATATAAATATTATAATGATGCTGGAAAACTCGTTTTTGATGGAGATTTTGTAACCAGCAATGTAATCACTATCACCGTAGATGGAGAAGATGCTGCGGATGTAACGTTCACTACAGATCATGATACAACTGCTGATTTAGTTGTCGCTGCTGTTGCTGCATTGGATGATGTTGACTGTGTACTTGATAGTACTGATACTGATAATAGAACTTTTATTATTCGTAAAAAAGGCGTAACTCTTGTAGTCAGTGAAGCAATCACAGGCGGTGCTGGTCAAGTGACAGGAACATGGGGCGATCAAGCAAGTGGACAAGTTTATGTTGGTGTTGCAATGTTTACACAAAAATCAGAAAGTTTAGACACTTCTGCAAATGAAGGATATGAACAATATGATTCAGTGAATGTAATGACAAGAGGCAGAATATATGTAGAGGCAAAAGCTACAGTAGAAGCTAACAATGAAGCCTATGTTGATAATAGTGGTGCTGATATTGGAGAATTCAGCAGTGCCGGAGCAGAATTATCAGCTCGGTATAGAACAAACGGAACATCTGGAAGTATTGTAGAAGTAGAAACAGACGGCCAGAAAGAAATGACTTATGCGTCATCATTCTAAAAAGGAGGGAAAAAATGATAAGACTTGATACAAATCAAAGTGCTTTTTTTAAACGAGAATTAGAAAAAATCAAAGCACAGACTTATGATGTAAAATATAAAGAGTTGAAAGCTATGCAGTATATTCCGGTTGATACTTCTACACCGTCTGGAACTGAATTTATTACGTGGCGAAGTTATAGCAAAGTCGGTAGAGCAAAAATAATTGCTGATTATGCACATGACTTTCCTCGTGTTGATATTTATGGTACTGAGAATACCAGCAAAGTATATGACTTGGGATCCAGTTATGGATATAGTATTAAAGAAATTCGTCGATCACAAATAACTGGAAAATCTTTAGATACAAGACGTGCGGAAGCTGCTCGAAGATCAATTAATGAATTATTTGATGATTTGGCATGGAATGGCAATACTGCATATAATATACAAGGATTTTTAGATTATCCTGGAATTACTTCTGTGACAAGAACAACTGGAGCCGGTGGTGATACATGGGCATTAAAAACACCTGATGAAATTATTGCAGATTTGACAGCAATTTGTAATGGTGTGAGTACACCGACAAAAGGTATTTGGGAAGTAAATCAGATTTTATTGCCTCGAACGCAGTATAACAGAATAAAGAATTTAAGGATGACAGATGGAAATACTCATACTGTTTTAACTTATTTTCTGGCAAATAATCCTGGGGTTAGTGTAGATGTAGTTGATTTATTAAGTACAGCAGGAGCAAGTGGTGTTACAAGAATGATGGCGTATGTGAAAGATCCTGTTAATCTTGTACAAGAAATTCCGCAAATGTTTGAGCAATTAGAGGAAGACAAAAAAGGAATGGAATATGAAATTCCTTGTCATGGAGAATTTGGCGGAGTAACAGTATATTATCCTGAAAGCGTAGCATATATGGATAATATTTAATATGTATTAAATAAATCCTTAAGGTTTATTTTTTATATATATTATTTTTATAAGGGTTTGAAATATAGCCCTTATAAAACTATTTTTTTTATAATAAGGAGTTATTAAAAGATGATTGTAAATTGGAAAAGAAAAAATGCAGGATTAAAAACTATAGACATCCCAAACGCAAATGGGAAAACAGAAAGGACAATTTTTTTTCTTCCTGGAAATAATGAAATATCTGAAGATGACTGGAAAAAGATAAAAAGCAACAAACAGATTCAGGAAGAAATTAAAATGGGTGATATTGAAGAAATTTATGGTGTAGATGAATCTAATAAAAAGACGACAAGCATTAAAGAAATGAAAGCAGAAGACGCTATAAAAATTATTTCTGAAACGTATGATCTTAAAACTTTAAAAAAGTGGAGAAAGCAAGATTCCAGAGATGAAGTTAGATCAGAATTAAAAAATCGTATTGAATACATAAACAGAGGGAAAGAAGAATGATTATTGAATGGAAAGCAGATCATGATTTAAAGGTAGTATATAAAGCAGATGGAATTAACAGTCAGCTTTATTTTACGAAAGGGACAAAGGTGCATATTCCAGATAATTATGAAAAGCAAATTAAAAAGAAATTATCCGATGCAATACAAAATAAGTATTGCACAATAGCAATGGATAGAAAAAAGGTAAAATATAAATGAGTGCAAGTTCTACATTATCCGTAATAGCTCCTCAATTCGACAGTGTGGCCAACAGAAGTGATTTTATCACGTTGGCCACACTACATGTCAATGCTTGTTTGACAGATGAGAAATATGATTTAGCAGTTGCATATTTAGCAGCACACATGATTGCTCTAAATACAGATTCTGCCATACAACAAGGAGAAACTGGAAACCTTACCAGTAAACGAGAAGGTGATCTATCTGTTGGATATGGAAATTTCAGCAATAAAGGGATGTTAAATTTGAATTTAACTATCTACGGACAGCAGTATGAAAATTTATTGAGGTCTACTGGGATAGGTTTTTATGTTTTGAATAGCGGAGTTAGTTGTGAAGACTGATACAAAAGTTATAGATAAAGGCTGGAACAGAATAAAAAGAGAAGTATCACGATATAAGAATTCTTATGTTGGTGTTGGTTTTTTTGGAGGAGGAGGAGGATTAACTATTGTTAAAATAGCGTTCTGGAATGAATTTGGAACTAAACGAATTCCTAAACGACCATTTATGAGACAAACATATGCAAAATATATTGTACCAGTCAGTAAAATAATAATGAAAGAATATGATTATGTTTTGCGAGGGAAAAGCACTGCCAGAAATAGCTTGAATAGAGTTGGAGAATGGTATGTAGGAAAAATGAAATATACTATTACAAATGGTAATTTTATTGCCAATAAACCAGCAACAATCAGACGGAAAAAAAGTTCCAGACCTTTGATTGATACAGGAGAAATGAGAAATAGTATTACAAAAAGAGTGTTTATGCTATGAGTTTATTTCAATTATCACAAAAATATTATGCTATGTCGGACGGTGGATATAATGTAAACACTGGATTGTATGAAAAAGGTGATTGGGAAGAATATGATTTTAGAGGTACTGTTCAGTCATTAAAAGATAAAGAATTAGAAAATTTTGATGTTGCAATGAAAGAGAAAGGGATGATTCGAGTATATTCAACAACAGCTTTACCAATTATTACATCAGGAATTGAGACATCTTTGGGAGCATTAGTTTTGCACAACAATAGATATTATAAACTCATTATAGAAGAAAAATGGGATAATGGAATTATAAATCATTATAAATATTTTGGAGTTTATTACAAGGATAGTTTAACATAATGACATTAAGATTAACAAACGCAGAAATAGTATCCTTTTTAATCGGAACAATTATAAATCCTATTTTGACTACAAATGGATATACAGATACTCCGGTTATATCAAGTCATCAAAATGGACCAGAACCTGTTGCTGATGATATATATTTAGTTGTTGAATATGCAGGATCAAAAACAATAAAAGGAAAGCCTCGATATATCAGTGAATATCAGGAAGAAACTCCAATTACAGATAGTTATTTTAATCGGTATAATATATCTGATAATGAAATCAGTATTGATATAACAGAAGAGAACGGAGAGGGTGAATTGTTAGGATTAATTATAGATAGTTTATATCAGCGAGATATAAAAGAATTATTTAAAAGTAATCAAATAGCTTTGATGAGAATTGGTGATATTATACCAGCACCAGAGCTACTAGATAATAGATGGGTAAAAAGAAGTGTATTAGAAATTATTTTGGGAATTGCTTCTGCGACATTAGAAGAAATTGAATCTATAGAAACAGTACAATTCTCAGGGACAGTTGAATAAAAAAAATAGGAGGGTGAATTATGTCGTCTTTAGACAATATAATAAGCATAAGTATCACAAGAGAAACTCAATCAGTTACTCAGCAGGGTTTCGGGACATTTGGTATTATTGCAGAATTTAGTACGAGTAAAACAACAGTCACATTTGATAGATCAAGAACATATGCAAGTTTAAGTGAAATGGCAACGGATGGATGGGCTGTTGGAGATGAAGTGTATGATGCTGCCGCATTAGTATTTAGTCAGAATCCAAAAATCAGTAATATATTAGTTGGTCGAAAAGATAGTGGTGATGCCAGTTGGTCAGCTGCACTTGAAGAAGTTCAAGATTCAAGTACCGAATGGTATACATTCATCATTATTGCAAGTCAGGCCAGCACAACAACTTTTGATGCTGATTTTATAACGAGTAATAGTATTGATTTCACTATAAATGAAACAGCAGTAACAACAGTGCCATTTAATACAGATAATGCTACAACATACGCAGATATTAAAACACAAATCGAAGCTGATATTGCTAATAGTACTGTATCGATTGACGCTGTAGCAAGAACAGTAATTGTAGAAATATTTGGAGAGCAAGTCAGTACTGTAAGTGTAACAGTAACGGGCGGAGCAAGTCAAGCCACAGGCACAACTGTATATGTAAATGAGGATGATTATAAAGCTGCTGCTGCATGGGCAGAAACTCAGACAAAAATTTATTTTTATGCTGATTCAAGTGCAGCAATTTATGATGGAGCAAGTACAACTGATATAGCATACTTTATGCAAAATCAGAATTATGATAGAACAGTAAGTATATATCATGCAGCAGCCCAAGGAGATGCAACACCGAGTTGGATAGAAAGTGCATGGCCTGGAGAATGTTTGCCGTATGATGTTGGAGAGCAGACGTGGTCATATAAAACATTAAGCGGAGTCGCTGCTTATGATTTAACCAGCGCACGTAGAACAGCAATTCTTGGAAAAAATTGTAATATCTATACAACAACTGCTGGTGTAGCAACAACAGAAGAAGGAAAAGTTGCGAGTGGTGAATGGATTGACATAATTAGAGGTGTTGATGCATTACGGGCAAGTATACAAGAAGAAATATTTGCAAATAATTTAGTTAATCCTCGAAAAACACCGTACACCGATGATGGTATAAATGCTATAATCGGAATACTTTTAAAAGTTTTAAATGATTATGCAGCAGATGGTTTTTTAATTGCTGATTCAATAACAGTAACGTATCCAGAATATGCTGATGTGAGTAGTATAGATAAAACTAATAGGGTATTGTCTGATATAGAATTTGAAGCATCTCCGCAGGGAGCTATACACACAATGACTATTGCAGGAACAATTTCATTATAGGAGGAAAGAAAACATGAGTTTAGACAGAAGAGTAAGAACATATAGTCCCGGATCTGTGAGTGTGACCTTTGGTGATGTGATTGTTTCTGGTTTTGCAGAAGGGACATATATTTCTATAGAAAGAAATGGCGAAGCATTTGAAAAAGTCAAAGGTGCTGATGGTACAGTTGACAGGATAAATAAAAATGCTTTTGATTTTCGGGTAACATTAACATTACGACAAACAAGTATTAGCAATTTACAATTAAGTGAAATTTTTGAAAGCGATATTGTAAATAATGACGGCATAAAACCATTACGAATTGTAGACAATGATGGAACAAGTTCATTTAATGCCAGTCAAGCGTGGATTGCAAGTGATCCGAATGATGAGTATGCAGATGAATTGAGTACAAGAGAATGGATTTTTGATACTGGACCTGCTGAAAAAGTAACAGGAGCCGGCGCAGTAAGTGCTTAACTAATAGGCTAATTAAATTTAGCCTATTAAATTTAATATAAGGAGCTATGGATGAACACAACAGTAAGAATTAACAATATTGATTTCGTAATCAATAAACTGCCAGCTTTATTAGCTTTAAGGCTGGATAAAATAGTTATACAAATGTTGATTCCTGTTTTAGGTAGTGTAGATGGGTTGAATTTAGATGCTGAAATCAACCCGACAATGATGTTTTCAACTTTGAGTGATTGCTTGAGTAATTTAAGCGAAGATGATTTTACAAGATTTTTTAAGGATCTTTTTAGTACGATTCAAGTGAGAAAGGATAATAATAATTATTATGAATTGACTGATGATGCAGCTTTTAATAAAACGTTTGAAGATACCATAACAATTTATAGGCTGGCATTTGAAGTTATGAAATTTAATAAATTTAGCCCTTTCGCACTGGCAGGGGGTGGGAATCTAATGAGCAAAATCACTGGCTTGAAAGAAGTATCAAAAAGTGTGGAAGAGAACTCAGAGAAATCGGAAATGTCGGAGAACTCAGTGAAGAATTAAAAAAAGAATGGGAATTCTGGAGGATTATTGCAGATAAGGGATTATCATTTTCGCAGGTAAATAAGATGGACTTGGATAGTTTATACAAATTAAATGATGTATTAAATATGAGATCTGATTATGAATTTGCCCGTGATGCATTTAGAGAGCATAAATACGACATGGATAAAAGGAAGTATACAAAATAAATGGTTGTACGTGAGTTAATAACAAAGCTCGGATTTAAAACTGATCAAGCAGCTTTAGAA